CCATCTATTTTAAAATCAGGATCTACAGTTAATCCTGCTGGTAAAATTAGTCTATTATATTGATCTCTTACTTCTACTGTTTCATAATGGTGTAAAGCATTTAGATCATTTTCGCCATATTTTTCTAATGCGTAATTATATAAATGATAATTTGATAGAGGCCATTCATCTCTTATATTTGTTATTCCTGAAGATAAAATAACAACATAGTCTAATTCTGTATTTCCATATAGTTCTTTTGCTACTGTATCTGGTCTATCTCCTTCATATATTTGATACTTATTGAATAAGGATACATTGTCTTGTAATGAGTTAAGTATTTTAACCCTTCTGAATATATTTTTAGCGATAACATATTCTCTTGATGACCTTTTTTCAGGTAATCTTGATGCTACTGCTACATTTGGTAGTTCTTGAAAATATCCCATTAGAATCCTACTCCTGGTCCTGCGAATTTGCCATCATAATCTTCAGCGTATATTGGATTGATTTCTTTGAACACCATTCTCATTTGTATATTTGTTGGTGTAGAATCTCCATATGTGGCATATGTACCTGCTCCAGTGTAATTAACATTTAATTGTGTTAAAGCACATGGTTTAAATGAATTTAAGAATGGATGATCCTTGCCATTTTTAAGATAACGTAATATGAATAAATCTGGAGGATTTAAAAGTAATTTTGATTGTCCAGAGAGTGTTGCTTGATTAGTAGTTCTTCTTGCTGACATTGCTTGTTTTAATTTTCTAATTATATTTCTTACAACATCTGCTTCTTTTGGATTTCTGGGAGAGAAAGTTACATCAAATGGAAATGTTCTTAAATTAACTCCTTTAAATAATAGTTCTAAGTTTGAGTTTAAGACTTGCCCAGTACTTCTTGCTAGTATTGAATTTACATCTAAATTTGATCCAAACGCATTTAATGCTTGACCAGTTACTGCTGCCTTTACCGCATTAGATACATTATCGTCAACGTTTGGTAAGTCTATACCAAGACTCATTGCTTTTAGAATAGCCTGTACTCTACTAAATTTAATATCTTTTCCACCCTCTATAATATTTTTACCTAAAGCCAAACCTGCCATTTCAAAGATATTAATAGTGTCATCACCCCAACTTACAGAACTAGTGTCACTTACTTGTTGTGGTATTGGTAATTCGATAAAAAATTTGGATTTTGTAGCAAATCCTCTTTTTTCAAATATCTCTGTCCTATCTTCGTTTTGAACTTCTAGTTTAAGTTGCTTTGCTACATCTTTGTTATTAGCAGGTAGATCATTTTCTGCGTGTAACTTCAGTCTATCTTCACGAGATAGTTTACTATATCCAGGAAATATACTTTCTAGTTCAGCAAGTTTTCTTTTATCATAGGGTAAAGCAGTTTTCATGGCACTTATATCACCTGTGATACTAGCACCAGTTCCATCACCGTCACCAGGAACTATGTATTCAATAGCTTGTATTTTAAAACTATCTTCATACTCTCTAATATCTCTAGCCGAAGGATATATGTAAACTTTAGACCTATTTCTATTCTTTGGTGATTTAAGGTTGGCTCCCTTACTTTCTATAACTACAGACTTAACTCCTATTGGATTATCATCAGCATCATAGATTGTACCTGGAGGGTGGGAGGAGAGTCTAGCCATTTATATATTACTTTATTGAGTTATTTAGTAATGATTTTCTGATAAGGTATTGTTCTTGCTGCTCTTAACTCTATTGGTTTGATATTATATAAACCACTCATAACTTCGTCCCATGTATATGACTTAGTTTCACTCCAATGATAGTTCAATCCACGAAATCCCCATTCAAATACTCCAAGTACAGCAACCAATGGGTGTTGGTCATACTGAATATTTGGTGTTTTGGCATAGTATATGAATGTATAGTATTTTCCTGCTTGAACTCCCCTTGGATTTTCTGCTTCTAAAGCATCTGTAACTTTAACCATAAGATCATCAGGATCTTCATTACCAATTAAATCCTTTAGAACTGGTGCTAATCTAATTCCTTCTCTAGCATCAATATCTGCTTTTACTTGTTCATAAGAAGCACCACGAGTTCTTCTTTTAGCCCTCCTTCTTGCCATTATGTTATACCAAGTTCTTTTTCGGTAATCACTTTGAACTCCCATTGCCTATCAGCACAATATTCTCTTGCTTCCTTCCATTTTGTTTGATTTACAGCAAATGTCATTGCTTCCTTTATGTAAGCAGCAGTTTGTCTTTTTGGTTTTTTAGGTGGACTGCATTGTTTTAGTGGTTTCACTTCAATGACATATTTTTTTATTCTACCATCATTCTCTCTTACCTTCATATAAAAATCAGGGAAGTATCTATGAGGTTTACTATCTACAGGAGATCTATATCTAATAACAATTTCTTCACTGTTCCATTCTAGTACATTTTGATTAGTATCACAGTAAACCATGAACTTTCTTTCCCATAATGACCTAAAAGTTATGTTTGTAGGATCACCTTTATACTTCTTTGGGTGAGATGGTCGATATTTTCCTTTGTAAGCCATCTAAATAGAAATGATATAATAAGACTATTTAGAGTGGCAGCACCAATCCCAAAGAAAATATCTCAGATATTACCAAAGTTTCAGAATGTTGCCCAAACTTCTCATTACTTAGTTAAGTTTGGATTGCCTCCTCATTATAATGGGGATGGTTATTCTTTAGCAGATCATCTTAGACGTAAAGGTATAGATTTTAGATTTGCTGGAGAAGATATTGGATTACTTTGTAGTTCTGCTTCTTTACCAGGCAGTGCTATGGCAACATCAGATGTTGTTGGAAATTATCAGGGTGTTGTAGAAAGATTTGCTCATACTAGAAATTTTACTCAAATATCTTTAGAATTTTATGTTGACAATGAATATAAGTCACTTAAATTTTTAGAGCATTGGATGGAGTATATTTCTGGTGGGACTCCTGCTGATCCGAAGAATCCTACTACATATCATTTTAAGATGAGGTATCCAGAATTATATAAATCTAATGAAACCAGAATAGTTAAATTTGAGAAAAATTATAGACAATTTTTAGAATATAAATTTATTGGTTTATTTCCATTATCTTTAAATTCCACAAGAGTAACATATCAAAATTCTCAAGTTCTAAAAGCAACTTGTAATTTTAGTTATGATCGTTATATTTGTGGAGAATCTACTACTGCTGCTGAATTTAGAGGTACTGATCTTAATAATGATTCAAGTGGAAGAAATGCTTATAATAATAGACCTTATAATTTACCTGCGGTCTTAGCAAGTCAATCTAGAGGATCTGAATTTAGTATTCTTAATGATGCTGCTGGACAAATACAAACTAATAAAAGTTCAGTATCAGATAAAGTTTCTTCATTACAAACTGGATTTTCTAATGTAGCAGAAGGAGTTAGATCTCGTCATTATTTTGGATAAACCCCTATAAATAAAATTACTTGAATTGAGCATATTATGCCTTTACCGAAGATTTCGACACCAACGTATGAGTTGGTAATACCTTCATCAAAAAAGAAAGTTAAATTTAGACCATTTTTAGTTAGAGAAGAGAAGGTTCTTATTCTTGCAATGGAAACTAATGATCCTAAACAGATTGCTACAGCAGTCAAGGATGTTTTAAAATCTTGTATTCTTACTAGAGGAATTAAAGTTGAAAGTTTAGCGACTTTTGATATTGAATTTTTGTTTTTGAATGTGAGGGGAAAATCTGTTGGTGAAGAGGTTGAAGTTACTATTACTTGTCCAGATGATAATGAAACTCAAGTTCCTTCAAGTATTAATTTGGATGATATAAAAGTTCAGATTGATGAAAATCATAGTCCTGATATAAAATTGGACGATGAGTATACTTTGAGAATGAAATATCCTTCTATGGAAGAGTTTATCAAAACTAATTTTCAAGCTGGTGAAATAAGTGTTGATGACACTTTTCAATTAATTTCTTCTTGTATTGAACAAGTTTATTCTGAAGAAGAATCTTGGGCTGGAACAGATTGTACAAAAAAGGAGCTGTCTGATTTTATTGGATCTTTAAATACAAAACAATTTAAGGATGTTGAGAATTTTTTTGAAACTATGCCTAAACTATCTCATAAAGTTAAGGTTACTAATCCCAACACTGGAGTTGAAAGTGAGATTGTATTGGAGGGGTTACAAAGTTTTTTCGCATAAGTATGGCTCATGAAGATCTTGAGTCATACTATAAGATAAACTTTGCTTTGATGCAACATCATAAATATAGCTTAACAGAGCTAGAAAATATGATTCCTTGGGAAAGGGAGATTTATTTATCTCTTCTTCATCAGTATATTGAAGAAGAAAATTTAAAAGCACAACAACAATCAAATGGCTGAACCATTAACATCACCAATATCAGGAGGAATACGTGCGGTAAGAAATAGAGTTCCTGCTAATTTACTTACTGGTGGTATTACGCCACAGCAACAACCTGTTCTGGATAATGTTACTCCAGTTTTAATACAAAATAATACTTTATTATTAGGAAATGTTGTTAGACAGCTTAGTGTTGTTACTAACCAAATTCAAGGTTTACAACAAGGATTAGAAGTTGTAAAGGATAATTTATCTCTTCAGATTGCTTTAGA